CTATCAGCCCGCCCGCCCCGGCCATCCAGGCCCCTATCTACTCCGCCGACCAAGAGCCGGAAGAGGAAGACGAGGAAGAGGACGCGCTGAACAGGTATCCCACCTATCCCGTGGTTGTTAAACCTACCCGCAAAGCTAACCGTAAGAAGCAGTCCCGCGTACCGGCAAAAACTCCGGCAATCTCCATCCCCTCTCGGGCGTCCAATCTCACCGCCGGGGCCATCTCGGTTGATGGGTTTGTACCCGCGCAGGATGGTCAGGCCGATCAACACGATTTAACAACAGGTTGGAACGATTAATTATGTCATCTCAATATTCTGGCTCACTCATAGGAACGGCCATTCCACTCTTCCACCAGACCCCCGTGGTGGCGGTCGCCTTCCCCTCGGCCACTAACGGCAATCTACCCCGCGTTCGCAGCATGTACATTCTCAGTGATATCTCGGTTCCGCTCATCATGACCCTCGGAGCCGCAGAGGTACGCATCCCAGCCAACACCAGCCTTGGCGCCGACTTCTTCGAGCGCTTCAAACTAGACCAGGCCCCGACCTTTCGCCTAGCCACATCCACCGCCCCCCTCTCCACCGAGGCTATCGCGGTCCTTCTCATAGGGGAATAAGATGGGACAAATCATCGTTGGCCGCCCCGGCGGCCTGGCCTCCGTCGCAACCTTTCAGACCTTTGTTGGTCGCACGACCTCAAACGTTATCCGCAACAACACCTCCGACGGCGCCGATAACGCCACCATGCTCATTGGCGGCGGCGGGACGATTTCGCAGGTACAGGGCGCATTTCTTGAATTGCAGGGCAACGAAGTGGCCAGCGTGGGCGGTCGGTTCTTCATTATAAGCGGTAACGTAGCGACCGGCAATATCGGCTTCCAAACCTCCCACGCCTCTGCTTCCATCCTATTTAACAGCGCCACCGGGTCTCCGACCTGGTCTATGGACGGCAATGGCGACTTCCTACAGAACGCCACCAACGGGCGCAGAATACAGTTTAACAGGGCTAATCAAACTTTCAATTTCGCAGGCACTATGGCGACATCCTCTGCCACAGTGGGCACCACAGCCGTGGCCAACTGGATCGAGTGTCAAGTCGCCGGAGTCACGCGATTTATACCCAGCTATGCCGCCTAGACATGGTGGAATATATATGGTACCATGGACAGAACATGGAGTAGCGTATGATCGCACCGCGAGCGACCCTAATTAAAGTCTTAAAAATACTAGAGCAGGTCCAGCTCGGCGACATCGGCATTAGCGCTCTCACTAGTGCCCGAGAGGCGATCTCTGTGGTTGGCAACACGCTACCGCAAGACATCGCGGAAGAGGTGCCCGGCGCTAGGTTGATCTATGACATCCCCGCATCTACGGGGCCCAAGAGTGAGGCCACTTAATGTGCCGCTCACATCGTTCGGTTTTCTTTTCTTTGTTTATCTCCTTGGCTTCTTCGCTGGCGCTTTTGTCGTCGGCGTCTGGGCAGTCTATACCGTTGCGGGTTATCGGCGTTCCCGGACCGCACTCCTTGACCGCAGCCGAGTTGGACTCTGTGTCCCGTGCGGGCGCGGAGTTGTTATCGTCGGCGGGTGTGCCTGTCCAACTGAGACGGATCCTGCTATTAGCCACGGACCCATGTGCCCACATTCCAAAGACATTAACTGATGCACAACGAAATTTTTATTGTTACCGTCTTGACGCCTTCCGCAATAGGCGAGTGGATGGCCGTTGGCTTACCTACACCCTCCAGCCTCCCATGTTTTCGGGAAGTACAAGTTTCATTGGTGGCTTCGCTTCTGGTATCTGCACGAGATCAAACTATACGAGATTTGCTTCAGGGAATGGAATCGTCCGAAGCCTTCCGGCAAACCTGCCCAGGCTTAACAGCAGTGCGGGTATTCTCGCCCACGAGCTGGCCCACTTGCTGGGAGCGCAGCACGACTCCAGTAATTGCAACATCATGTTCCCAGAGCTTGCCAACTGTCTTAACCAAGGCATAGGATTTAAGTTTAACCCGTTGGCCCTAACGCAAATTTCACGTTGTAGGTCACGCCGTTTTGTTTTAAGGGCCCGTGGTATCACCTCTATCGCCAGATGCTCAAGTACGCGAGTGGTCTCGCTACCTAGCAGAAGTTAGGGCCAAGGACGGCCCAAGAGCATACTGGCAACTCGTGCGCCAGCTTTGCCTGCGCTCACCATGGTTCATCACCCGAGTGGTCCTTCAGTATCACTGGATGGACGAGGACCTGCACGGCAGGCAGCTTTTAGGTTTCTACGAGACAAACGCGGGTAAGGACACAGCGGTGTTCATTCCTCGCGGTCACGGCAAGACGCTGACTAGCGCCAGCCGGATCATCCACAAGATACTCAATAATCCGAATACCTCAATCATGTATTCGTCCGCCACGGAAGAACTGGCCTCTGACTTCTGCGCCATGGTCGGCCAAGAGTTAATGAACAATGAGTATCTACAAAATGCTTTTCCAGACATACTGCCGCAGTCTAAACAACAGATCGAGAGCTGGGGCAAGAAGGACGGCTACTCCCTACCGGGCCGCAAGCCCCGTGTAGATCCGACCCTCTTCGCCTTATCCTTACTGGGGAATCCCACAGGTAAACACCCCGACGAGGTATTCATAGACGATCTAATCGTCATGAAGAACAACAACGCCGCGGGCTACGAGAAGGCAGAGCGCTTCATCAAGGAGTGCAAAATGCTACTCCCCGCCCAGTCCTGCCTCACCCTTACGGGCACGAGATGGGGCGATGGCGATCCCTATGGGAAGATTATAGAAGGCAAGATTCACGGCCAGCAGGGCCCATTTGCCACGATGGTTCTTTCATGCTACGAGGACGACAACCCTAAGAAGCCCCCGATTTATCCCGAGAAGTGTCGTTGGACAGCCAAGACCCCTAGCGGATGGACACACGCCAAACTAGAGGCGCGCCGGGCACCGGAGCCAGAGGGCGGACTAGGCAGCTATTTTGACGCGCAGATGCGCAATGACCCAGCCCCAGAAGAGCGGCAGGACATCCGAGTTGGTGACATTAATAAGTATTACAAAGATGATATGCCCTCTACCAAACTGGGGCATGTTCGAGCTTTCGGTATTGAAGTACTCGGTGGCGGCGCCCCCATTATATCCCTGGTGAATGAGCAAGCCGACGAGCTTCGCTTTGACATTCCGGTGGTAGAGATAGGGCGCAGAACGTCACGAGGCGAGACTAAGGCCGACCGTATACGCGCCGCAATGGAGCCGGTTGTTAGGGCCGGTAGATGTTACGCGCAGCCATGGATGCTCGGTGAGGCAGGAGATAGCGCCGGCTTCGGCTATGAAGTGAGGCGACTAGGCGTAGCCAAACACGACGACATCGTTGACACATTCAGCATGATCATCGAGCTAGTTGGCGCCAGCTTCCCCGACAATAACGTAAAGCTCCTTGATGTTTACATTGGGGCCGATCTAGCCTGGACCCAAGAGCGCAAATCGGATCACACCGTCGTCATGGCCGTGGCTGTAGACGCCGAGCGCAATTTCTGGATACTCGATTACGACAGATTCCAGATTAGCCAAGCGAGCGAAATAGCAGCCCGCCTTATCAAATTTTTCCGCAAATGGTCGCCCGAAGAGGGAACTACGCCTGGGCAAGTAAAGCGTAATTTTGCACTAACATATAAGTAGGATTTATGAAAGCGAAACATAGCATCAACTCAAAGAAGATGTCTATTCCTTCAAAGCCTGCATCGCATCAGATTACCATTGAGGGGACTAAAATCTCCGGTGGTAGTCGCGAGCAGTCCATCCCCAGTAGCCCAACGGTTATTAAGGGTGGGAAGTAATAGCATCGCAGCCGGGGGTCAAACCCCGGCGCTTCAAGGCCGCCATGAAGAATGAGATCGTTTCCAAAACTAAGAAGTCGTCCGACGCCGAGCTGCGCCGCATCCGTGCTGTCACCAGCCAGATAAAGCGTTGCACCGATCAGACTGGGGCGATCCGCGCCAACTGGGCCGACAATCAAACCATGTTCCGATATGGTTCACAGTTTACCGGGAAGCAGCCCTGGCAATCTGAGTTTTCCGTTAATAACTTCGCCAAGTCCATCCGCGCCGCGCAAGGGCACATGGTCAACACCCTAGTTAATCAACCCGACTGGTGGGACCTGACCCCCAAGAACGCCCGCAACCAAAGGGCCACTTTCCTCGCTCGCCCTATCAAGGCACTACTCAACTACCATCTAGAAGCCGCCAATTTCAAACGCCACGCCGGCACCTTCCTCATGCAGTCCCTCATTTCCCTGGGGATCATTCAAGTTGGCTTTACCAAGAAAATGGTTCTCAACCCTGAGTGGGTACTAGAGAAGACCAAACAAGAGCGCCGCAAAGAACAGTCCCGCCTCTCGCGCTCGGTCGCCAATCCAGAGACTACCGACGACACCGACCTGGCCGCCCAGATGGAGCAGGCCATTGAAGAGCTAATGTCTGAAGCGCAGGGCGAACCGCCCCGACCAGCCGCGCAGCAGTTGAAGCAGTACATTCAATATGGCTGCCTCGATTTCAAGGAGCCCATCCCCGACTTCTTCTACTACGAGCCGACCGCTCATTATATGCAAGAATCCTCGTGGTGCGCCTTCGAGTATCAAGTCACCCTGTCCGACCTCAAGCAGCAGGCCCGCATCGGATATCTTTCCAAGTCAGCCGTCAAGCGCGTCAGTCCAGCCCCCATCGAGGCAAAATGGGCCGAGGCTAATCAGCGCTATAAGGGCAACCAGGAAAATGTATCTTCCGATAAGGTCACCATCACCGTATATTACGGCCCCCTTATAGAGGACGGCGAGATCGTCAAGGATATGTATTTTGCCATCATTGCCAACGGGAACGTTATCCTCAAAGACGGCGACTACCCCTATTGGGAACCTCCCGGCCACCGGACTCCAGTGGTTGCAGCAGCAGTCCGCCAGATCCCCTTCTCTCCCACGGGTGCCGGTATTGGCGATAACGCCAAGCAGCTCCAGCGCCAGATGGACTCCAACCTCCAACTTCAATGTGACTCATGGCGGCTGAACATCGGCGGAATTAACGTAGTTAATCGCAACTCCCTTGTAGATAAATCTCAACTCGATGAGGGCATCTATCCCGGTAAGACCATCGAGGTCCGCGATAAACCCCGCGACGCCTTCGAGCGCGTGACTCTCACGAGCAACGTCGAAAATCAAGTAGCCCCTATCAATGAGGTTCTCCGTAACGCCATTGACGATCAGACCGGCAATATGGACGCCGTGTCCTCCGGTCCCAATCTCAGAAGCCGCACCTCCGCAGCGGAGATTGATCAACGTGTATCCGGCGCTCAGTCGAACCTAAACATCATGGCCTTGGACCTAGAGCAGGACTTCCTGATCCCCGTCCTCCAAAAGTGCTTAGCCCGCATATTGCAGTTTGGTCTTGGCGAGATACAGAGCAACGCCGAATTGCGTGGCCTCTTCGAGGAGGAGGAATTACAAGCCCTTCTAGAGCTATCCGATGCAGACCGCCTAGAGGTTATTCAGAGCTTCTTCAAGTTCGAGATTGATGGGTTCTCCGCCAATCAGGACAGGAAAGAGAAGGCCGCTCGGCTGACAGAGTTTATGCAGGTTGGCAGTAGCAACCCCCTCTTGAACGCGATGGTCAACTGGCCAGAGCTTATTACTCAATATGCGCGTCAGCTAGACATGGATCCCAACACATCCCTCGTCGTGAATCAGTCCGAAGCGGCTCGCATTGTGGCAGAGAATCAAGTGCTAATGCAAAACGCCTTAGTGCTCCCTAGCCCGCAAGATAACGACGAGATGCACATGCAGCAACATGCCCCCCTAGCGGGATCACCGTTTGCCACGCAGGCCCTACAGCAGCACGTACAAATGCACCAGCAGCAGATGATGCAGAAACAGGCCCAAGCAGAGCAGGGCCAAGGGCAAGGCCAAGAGCAAGGTGGCGGAGAGCCGCCCGCTCAATAGATATGTCAAACCAATCGAAGCCTCCGTCTCCTTCTCTCATTGAAGCGGACCGAGTGTTCCACCTAGTCAACGACGTACATTACCGCGAGACTCTCGGAGCCTGGATGCAGGATGAGATGACAGCGGCTACACACGCCATGGCCACCGAGGACGACCCAGTGAGAAACGCACGAGCGCGTGGCTCCTTCCTCGTTCTTCGCTCCATGGCCGACAGGATTCAAGCTTGCCTTAATCGGCGCGAGAATAATAAAGACCAGTTAGTTAAAAACCTTTCGGAGAAACTATGACAATCACAGCCGCAGATGGAGCCGCAACTCCCGCCGCAGAACCTACCAAAGTTGAAGCGCCAGCCGTTAAGGTGCCGCCAGTAGACACTCAAGCCATCGAAGCTGCCGCCGATAAGCGCGCCGCCGACATTGCTGACAAGAAGATCAGGGCGGCCTTTAAGTCGCTATCCGGTGAGCCGGAGAAGAAAGGGGCCCACCCCGTCATTGATCGCCTAATTGAGGATCCCGTCGGCCTGCTCAAAACAGTACACGACTCAGCGGTGACTCAAGCAAAAGACGAGCTTCGTAACGAGACTCGCCTGGAACGGGAGATGGCTTCCACAGCGCAGCCCATCCTTGACCAGTACCCAGATCTGAACGATCACCTAGATTATGTAGATGCGAAGATCCGCTCTCATTTATCTGCCGGACTAGGTGTTCGCGAGGCCACTCAAAAGGGTCTCGAAGAAGTCTCTAAGAAGCTCGGTCTCAAGTCTGTTTCCGAACAGGACGAGGATCGACGACTGAAAGGCGCCGGCATCCCATACGGGAGTGGTTCATCTCATGGTCGCGGAAAAAGCGACGCCCAGGCTTTCGACAATGAGAAATCCACAGCGGATTTTATGCAGGGGTACAAGGACAAAGTGAAGTCCTTCAAGACCCGTAAAGTTTAATTGGAGTAATTTATGTCACATGCATGGGGGACTTTCTCGTCCCTTATTAACGTAAACGAGCTGTCTGAATATGTTCGTCACGCAGCGCTTGACATGTTGGGCTTTGCTCAGCTATGTAACGCGCCTACTGGCGGAGCGATTGGACGCGAGAAGGGAGATACTGTTCAGTATACGTATTACCCTGATGTCACCGTCGCCGGTGGAGAGCTTACTGAAACTGATGAAGTCCCTACCACGTCCGTAACGCCGGTCAAGGGCACGTATGTCATTAAGGAGTTTGGTAACGCTGTAACGCTTACCTCTAAACTTCAGGACCTTTCGCGCTTGGATGTTGAGTCCGATCTCGTACAGGCCCTTGTTAAAGACATGAAGCGTCTCGAAAACAGCCAGGCATATGATGCTTTCAATAGCACCCATTGGCTAGCTAGCTTCGCGACCACTGACGAGTTCGTAACTAACAACACCCTAACCGCCGCTGCTACGCAGCAGCTAGACTTGGACAACTTGCGTTTTGTTGTTCGACAGGCCGAGAAGCGTTTGATCCCGTACTTTGACGGTGAGAGCTATGTTTATGCTACTGGCGTAGATAGCTCGGATGCCCTTTGCTATGACACTGTAGTAACCAATCTCCTCAAGGAAGATTCAGGTCGCGCAGCACTCAATGGCGAAGTCGGTCGTATCGGTCGTTGCCGTATAATTCGTGATACCCAGAAGATCGCCAAAGTTGGTGGATCATCCTCGGGTGCAGGCGCACAGCTCGATGAGGGTTTCCTTATCGGCGCAGACGCCGTAGTTCACGAAGTGGCAACCCCGTGGGAGATGCGCGCAGAAGATCGCGATCTTGGACGTAAGGTGAAATTAGGATATCTCGGTAAGATGGCTTGGGTCAAGATGTTGTCCCAGACGCTCCATAGCCGCGAGATGGTTATCAAGGTCGATTCTCAGTAAGATCATTAAAGGATTTCTATATGTCTAGCTACGATAAGAAAATTGTAGTACACGCAGCTTCCGCCAATGCGGCGGATAATGCGGACCTACTACGAATATTCGTTCCCGCCTTTCGCGAGATCGAAATTTATGGCCTCCGGGCCCTCATCGGCACAACTGGTGACGCTGGCTCCGGGGTAGAGCTTGTGAATAAGGCCAACGCCATACTTGCTCGCGTGACCATGTCGGGGTTATCTGATACCGTTGCGGAATTAAACTTCAGCAATGGACCTATCAACTTCACTAACAACACCTCGTCTGGCACTTTCATCAAATTGCGCCAAGACGTTGCGGGTGGGGCGGGATCTCTCGTCACCATCTCGATGGACCTTGAGTTCCCAGGAACCAAGCCCAGACTGGCTTAGTTAGTCGCCCGCATGCGACGCATGGTAGCGTCCTGTAAGTCGGGCTTTTTCCTCTGCACATTATGGCCATATACTCAGCCCTCAAAGCAGAAGTCCTAGCCAACGTCGATCACACCGGCTCCCTGGATGCTGGCCTAGTGGTGCAGAATTGGCTTGTCTCCTGCATACGCTACGTCTCCTCTCGCATGGAGCTACCGGCCCTACGCCTCTCCACATCATACACGCTAGTAGCGGCAGACGTGACCGCCGGACGAGTCTCTATTTCCAGTGCTGGCAAACTCAACGCCACATCCTACTCAACGCCCAATCGCCTATTCGTGCGCTCTAAGGTGGGCGATGCAATTCCAGGCACACCGTTTGAGTATGTAGAGTTCATGCACTACCTAGACCTCAAGGCCAGTCCGGTTGGCAGTAGGGAGACTAGCCTCTACGCCGATTTCAATGACGACCTACGCCCAGATTTCCCCTATACCATCGACGGCGATAACCTGATTTTTGAAGACCTCGTAGTGGGTAATGTTTTGACGTTCTATTACATGAAAGAGCCCGCCGCATATGTCGATGCCAACACCCCGGAAATTCCTAATGAGTTTCAATATATCCTCGTGAACGGTGCCACGCTAGCCCTTAAGGAATGGGTTCGCGAGCCCGATAATATCATGGACCCCCACTCCCTCTTCTCTGGTCTGAACGAGCAAATTGTACAAATGGACCTATTTCTACACGGGCGCCGCAAGCGGTCAATGATCAGAATACACCCTAGTTATTGGACTAAGTAAATGGCGATTCAACCTAAAAATACAGTCGACGTTAAATTTGATACGGTAGTATCTAAGACCGCATCCGCTGGCGTCATCGTTGAAGGCGCTCGCTTTAAGGCGAACGGTATCGACGCGGTAGCAGCTACCGACTTTCCCCTAGCCCTCAACGGCGCGGTCCGCTGGCGATTCCTGTCGGCTAGCTCACTGGACTTTAGACCTGAAGCGGACCTAGCGCGCTCTATCGGCACGACCAGCTTCAACCTGCTCAACCTATACGCGCAGAATATTCTAGTATCTGGCGCCGCGCAGAGTGTGGGTACCGCCTCTAGTCATGTCCTTGAATTTCAGACCAACTCCGTCAAGGTCGCAGCCTTCGGGACCGCTGGCGATCTGACCATGAACGCCTCTAACGGGGGTAACCTTATATTTACCAGGGATTTGTATGGCGTAGTAGTAGCTGGCTCCGCTACCTTCGCGGCCACGGGCGCTACTCAGGCGACTGCGGCATTGCTAACCAAGCTCATCACCGTCGTCACCACCGCGACCACCTCCACCCAGGATGGTATTATTCTTCCCGCCGCCGGCTCCCACCTCTTTAAGCAGTTTATGCTTATTAACGAGTCCGGCGTACTCCTTGATATCTTCCCCGACTCCGGCTCTAATATTAATGATGCCACAGCCAACACCGCTATCACGATGGCCGATAACACTCGCCGCATCTTTATCGCCATAACGGCCACTCGCTGGATCAGCACGGCAGCAATCTAATGGCAGTATCTCAAGTCATCATCGGCGGAACTGAAGCGTATTCGCAGATCAACCAGCTCGCCACACCCATCCAGGTGAAGGCGACGGGCGGCACACTACTCGGGTGGTTCATAGATAACGACGCCGCAGAGAAGCGGTTTGTCAAGTTGTGGAACACTGCATCCGCCCCCAATCCTGCTACGGACAGTCCCAAGCTGACCCTTCCCATCCCTAAAAAAATGGCGGCAAATGTCATGGGTCTCGGTATCAACTTCGACCTGGGTATCTGGATCAGTTGTACTAAGGGCCGCTCCGCCGGTGATACATCCTCCCCGCTCGCTAACGAAGTGGCAGTCAACCTCTTTTACTTATAATATGACCCGCTGTGGATTCTTCGATACGCCCGCAGCCACGGGCACCCAGACCATTACCGGCCTTGGGTTTCGGCCTACGTTCGCCATGTTTTTTCACAGCATGCAAACGACCGATGGCGCCGAAGCGGACGCCTGTTTAAACCAGGGTTACGCCGTAGAGATAGCCAGCGTCATCACGCAACACGCCCGTTCCGGGCGATCTCAGGAGGGCGGCGTTGCCGGCTCAACGGAATATGGGAGCGGCGCCTCCCAGACGCTATGTATTCGGGGCAACACCACCACTACGACACTGAACCTAGAGGCGGCGCTCACAGAGTTCAACGACGATGGGTTTGTTTTAAACTACACCACAGTGCCAGCCGCCGCCACAAGAGTTTTCTATGTGGCAGTACTAATTGAATCCTTGGGCGTGGGCATCATACCATCCCTAGCGCTCCCCTTCGGGGTATCGACTCCCGTTACCGGCCTGTCCTTCCAGCCGCAGATGGTGATGGGCATGCATCGTGGCAGCGACTCTTGCAACCTGGGGTTTGGCACCCCAGGTAGTGAGTTTTCGATGATGTCTAGGAATCGAGACAACGTAGCCTTTGGCTTCTCGCCGGAAATATGGAGTTCCACTGGATCAGTTTTCCTATCGGGCTATGGAGGCCGAGATGACAGCGTAAATCTGACCGCCATTAACGCCGATGGGTTCTCAGTGATCAAGAATTTAATCACTGATCCCCGCCCGGACTTTTACTGGCTGGCGCTCGCTGACACTGCGGCAAGCTTCGCCGCTGGATCATTCGTTCCACCACAGTCCGGCACTACAACCATTACCGGCCTCGGTTTCCAGCCGGCCCTTCTACTACTAATTGGTATGCAGGGGATTGGCATTAGTTCCGCCTACAATAATCAGCTCGGGTTCCGCAACTTTTTCGGCGCGGTCGACTCCGATGGGAACCAGTGGTGCTGCGGACAAAACGCCACAACGCTTGCATCACAACCGCGCTATATGAGTTCAACCTCCGCCACAGTGAGGCATGGGCAACTGACTAATGCACATACCTTTACTTTTAATGAGGACGGGTTTGACATAAGTACAGTTGTGGGCGCCGCCGGTACGGACACCTGCGCCTTCTTAGCCTTCGGGGCCAGAGACTCGTCCGGCGCACTTCCACTTTTAGGGGTAGGCTAATGTCGATTCTTGCAGGCAAAACACATTACATGTCCTTCCGCCACCTCTCCACTGGGCTGACCAATCCCGACTGGACCGTGCGTATATTCCAGAATGGGGAGCTACGGCTAGACATCGGGTATGAAGTAAGAGAGGTTTTCCCTTATTATTACACCGTCACATTCGACAATGACGGCCCCCATAATTCCCAGTGGATAGCGCTCGCGTTCCCCAAAGCTGCGCCCGGCATGGGGTATACCGATTCCTGGGAAGTCTCTAAGCCAATCACCGAGGCCGCCGTCACGGCGATTAATTCCCGTATGAACACCGCCGACGGTGGGTTCTTCGGATTTAGCTCTAAGGATAAATAATGCGACAGGATGGCAGCAAGCGACGCGTCTCTCAGCGATACTCCGTCTTAGGATCACTCCAGGGCAACCGGAGCGACGCGGAAACGCGGGCTGTAGAGTTCCAGATTCTCAAGAACTGCTACGTAGATGAGCGCATAGGGGCAGTGGTTAAGCGCGGCGGGTCGACAACCGAGACTATTGCTAACGGCCTGGGCACACCACTCGCAGTCGGTGAGCACCTAGCGCCCGCGCCCGGATCCGCCATCCCCCTGACCAGAACGAGCCTAATTAATTTTTCCGGCAACCACTATCAGTGGAAAGCCAACGCCTGGTCAGCCGTCCCTAAAACGATCAATACCAACTTCGCCGTGTCCCAACAGGGGCAGATGACGCAGATGGGTACGAAGCTTTATTCGGCATGTGGCCGCCCCGCTGTCTGGGCGGGCCCAGGATCGACTATCGAGCGAGTTGGGATCCCAGCACCTGTTAGCCCAATTACGGCCACCACGGCGGTCGTGGGCCTTCTGACTGTTACGGAAACCATCACTTACATCGTAACTTACTTTAATCCGGCCACCGGCCTCGAATCGGACTGGTCTCCGCTGTCCACTAAGATCGGTCCGTTCAATTTACGCAAGCCGACCCTCACACTTCCGGTCAATGCGGCGCTAACCAATGCAACGCACAAGCGCATCTATCGCACGTTCGACGGGGGCACCGTGCCATATTTAATAGACACCGTGACCATGGCCACCACCTCCTATGCGGACAATAAGACCGATGCACAGCTAACGGCCAAAGCTGCCCCTGTTGGACGTAAGGCCCTACCCCCAGATAGCGCTTACATTACGCACACCTACGCCTCTCGAATCTGGCTAGTTGACGCAACCAACCCATATCTGCTAAAATTCTCCTTGCCATACACCGGCTCTGACGCCGATTGTGAGCTATACCCACACGACTTTTTTGTCGTTGCCAATCAACCCATTACCGGCCTATTGGCAATACCCGGTCGGATGCTGGTTTTTCACCCCCGATCCATCTCCTTTATAGCCGGGACATCAGAAGATGATTTCTCGTTCCAGCCCTGGAAAACTGGCGTGGGTACGCTATTCGCCAACTCTATTGCTACCGATGGCCAGAAAGTTATTTGCTTGTCGGAGCAGGGTTGGATTGACATTACCGCCACTCCGTCCACCATCTCCCGTGAGATAGATCACGATCTACAACCACTCATGGCCGGATCGTACAATTCGTCAATGTATGTTGGCGCCTGCTTCAACCCAGCGATCAAGCAGTTCCTATGCTTCGTGACTGCAGAATCTCGTTCTTCATGGCCATGGGAAGATACGGTTACAAGTGGCGTTGACATCTGGGAAGATTCCGTTTCGGCTCTCACTGAGCCATGGGAAGACCCCGCCGCCACCAGCCCCACCGCAGCCCTGCGCGTGAAGATATGGGGCTACAGTCCCGAGCTGTCCGAGCCGGCGAGTAACCGTTGGATGGAATATGAATTTCCTGTAATTACAGATCGCAACGTCAGCAGTGCATACCCGACGCTCCTCTATCACCCCAGCCCTAGCTCTGATACTACCGATCCCCAGCAAGACAAGACCTTACTTTGTTTCTGGTCTGGAACGCAAGGGGGTGTTCGAACCGCATGGAGAAAAGATCAAGGAGTTGATGATGCCACGCCCATCACATCCACCATGCTAACAGGCCGCGTACAACCAGGCGATGAGAGTGGACTATATAAGAGGTTCGTTGGTTTTTCGTTTGCCAATGCATACGGCGACCCCTTAGCAGATGGTACCGCCACGCTTCAATATCTAATGGATTTTGACGACCCACACCTACGCTCATTCTCCGGTTCACTCAAAGCGCTCGCTACCACATCGGGCGACATGAAGCGCTTAACCGAGGGACTAGCGCGGCATCTACATTTATATATAACTGACACATCAACCAGCACTAGCAAGGTTTTGCTATCTGAATTTCACGTACACTACAGAGAGCGATCTAGAAGGGATAATAGATAATATGAAGACAGAAGAACTCAGAGCGCAGGGAGCCGCAGCCCTCAAGAAAATAAAGAGGCAGCAAGTCCGAAGGGCGTACTTAAAGAAGCAGGGGCGGAAGGAGACTAAAGTGCCACGAGCACCCCCTAAGCCAGTCAAGCAGCAGCCAGCCACTATCCAGCCAGTCGGTACCCCTCGACCCGTAACTAACCAACCCCCTCCTCCTGGAGCAGTTGATAAGGGTACCGACGGCGTTGTAATCGGCCAGCCCGTGAGAAGCGGCGGTGGGCCTACCGATGGGCTCGGCGGCGGCCCTAGGGCCCCCATGCCCAACGGCGGCGCCGGCGGCCTGCCTAATTTCGGCCAGCCCGGTGGTGGGCCCGCGTTCAGCCCCGGCAACACGCCCGGCCTGGGACAGTTCGGCGGCTTCGATCCCGGCGGTCTATCTAACGTCCCGCTGCGTAATATGATCGGCAAGATCGCATCGCAGTTTCAGGACGGCTCTATTCAAAATTTCAATAGGGCAGCCGGTCGCATGAGAGAGAGACTAGACTCCTCGGGCGCAGCCGATGCGGATCGCATTACTAACGCCAGCGTCGGTAGGGGCTTCGGAGCCTCGGGTAGCCAAAACACCCAGCTACAACAATCCGCAGCCAACACACAAAACGCGTATGGTCAGGGCCTCGTGGGCCTAGAAACCTCCTTCGAGGACAGCCGTCAGAAGGGACTTCAGGGCGCCCTAAACGCCACCGGGCAATTAATCGGTAATGACGAACACGCACAGAGAATTGGCGCAGACATGACCCGTGGCCGCGAGAACGATGCATCCAACGAACGACGTGGCAGCGAAAACGACGCGTCTAACGAAAGAAACGCCAAGCTGGGCGTGAATAGCGAGTTTCTAAAAAGCATGTTCGGCAATCTCTTCAATAATTCCGGCGGCAGCGGCGGTGGTGGCGGTGGCGGCAGCTACAGCGGTGGCGGCAGCAGTAGCAGCGGCGGCTATCGTCAGTATCCTAATGGGTAGTGGATCAAGGTACTAACTATGAATTTTAGAGATCTTATTAAATCGCTAGAGGATCAACTCAGCGCCGTAAGGCAGGGCTTCGGCAACGATGGCAGCCTAGAGCAACAGCTCCTAACCTCCGCCGCCAATAGTGCCGGCGGAAAGAGGAAGGCCGCACAGGACGCCAAAGACGCTAATCTTCCATCCGCCGAACAGCGCGGCGAGTTAGCAGCCGCCATGGGCGCAAGGGCAGACCAGCTCGCCGCTGGCAATAGGGCTAAAGAAAAAGCGCGGGTAGACAAGGCCCGAGAGTCCACAGCGGACGTGCCAGAATCGGAGAGTATCGGCGCCAAGGGCGCTACTGGTGGATTTGACGGATCAGACTTCACAGCCGTCGCTCGCCAGCTAGCCGCCGACCCTCGCCTATCCCCAGGGATACAGGTAGCCAAAGCTAACCAGGGCCTTTTCGGCAATCTCGTCGATACGATGTTTAACCGTGAGCGCCAGATGCTCCTAGCCGGCGACGCCCTTAAGCGCGCTAACGCGAAGGATGACCTGGAGCAGGAGCTACTTAAGCAGAAGGCCAAGCAAGGGGATGCATCATTTTGGGAAGGTAAGCAGGATCGCACGGACGCTAGAAACCTAGCCCAGAGCAACCGAATCCAGGCCGGGCAAGATAAACAAAAGGCGGACCTGGAGGCTAAAATCTACAGGGCCCCTAAGCAATCTAAGCGCTGGGAGAGGTCGGACGATACCCGCACCATCGACCCCTTTAATGTAGGCCAGGCCACGGCGGATAAATATTTATCTCTCCTAAAGTCTTTCTTAAGGTAGTCATGTCTGATATACTAAAACTCCTAGAGGATCTCGTTTTCCGCGCTAGTCAGCAGGTGGTAGACACCGGCAACAGTATCGGCAGCACCATTGAAGAGGGCGCCGGTAAATTCATGGACGACGCTAGTAGTATCGGCTCTTCCGTAGGCGGCGCTTTTGAGGCCCTTATGGGGCAGATCTCATCTCCGCAGAACGCGTCCAGCGCACACAAAGACATCGACACAATCTTCAGGGGGCAGGACCCCCGTCCATCACGATCCCGCCTTCAAGAGCTAGAGGGTCGCTCTGGCAGCGGCACCCTTTCATTCGTGTCTGGCAGCGGCGAGGAATCCCAATCCGAGTCTAGCAATTCATCTCGGGGGCAATTCTCCCGAATGGGCGCGGACGCTACGGGTAACTTCGTAGCTAACTATGGCGTACTCCACCGCGCTAATAGTAATGACCAGGCAGCGAAAATGGATCAACTTTTTACGTCAACCGCAGCGGATATCGCACAAGCTGGCGGAAGTCAAGCCGAGATAGCTCGCAAACTTCTCACGCTCGCCAAAATCACGGGCAAGCCGTCTAGCGCAGTGACCTCCATCCTGGCCCAAGTTGACGCCGAGGGCGCTACCCAGGACCAATTGCGAACCCTCATTCAAGAGGCCATGACCAGCCGGAAGCCGGGCGAATCTAGCCAGGACATCCTAGCAAGGGTAGTACAAAAGTATAGTACGGGCGAATACTAACAATGAGCAAGCGCAGTAGCATAGCCGACCTGGCCAACTCATCCGACCCCATCGTGGCGGATCTGGCTAATAGTATCCTAAATCAAAGTCAGGGACTTCAGGAGCTAGGCATTGACCCAGGGCCGCTGGAGCCGCGCAAATCTTTACTCATGGAGGGCTTGGATTTAATTGATACGCCACGTCAGTGGATCACCGGCATCATCGACTCAGGGCTGCGCGGAGATCTGGGTCAGCAGGGTATTTTTGGCGCAGCGGCGCGTGGTGGCAGGGAGGACATATCAACCTCCGATGTGCTTCGACGGGGCGGATATCAGAGCCCTACCGGACGCGCTGGCCTCGGCTTTATCGGCGATATATTATCTGATCCCCTTACATATCTCACGCTAGGCACCTCTGGTCTAGCTAAGGCCGGCGGTACGGCTCTATCGACAACGGGTAAGCTTAAGGGTAGCGAGTTTATCGCCAAGTCCCTATTGAGCGAGACGGCTGGTAGCGCCGCATATGGTACCCGTATGTTGGAATCCAGCATGGCCCTAGACAAGGCGGGCTCCGCCCTAGGCGCATTAGACATTGGGCAACGCGAGGCTAAACTCTTCCCATTAATAGCCAAGTCGCGAAACGGCTCAACAGACATTACTGCATATCTACAGACCCTAACGGAAAATGCCGACAACGCCAAAATCGTAGAGAGCGTGTTCGGAGAAGGTAGTCATCTCCAGGTTGACAAATTAATCGGTCGCTCCCAGCGCATTGCCCTTGAGGCGAATCTACCCTTCATAGGGGTATTGGATAAGGGCGATACAGCCGCACTCCAAATGGTACAACTTGAAGGCGGGCCTATTGGCGAAGTCTTCGAGGGTGTTCTCAAGAAGGACGGCGCCAGTCGCGCTATTACCGATGCCGCAGGACTTGCCGGTAAAATCCTTGCGCCCGGTAAGAAGATGCTCTTCGAGAAACAACTCGGCCAGGAGCAGCTTGTCCGCATCCAGCAGATCGCGCATGAGACCAAACTACGCATGGGTGAGTTTGCCATGAAAGCTGACCGCACACTCAGGTCGGTTCCTGGCGGTGCCCTCGTGTCCGACATCGCAGGCTCAGCCGCTAAAGCAGGTGCAGCCATCGGCGATCAATTCAAACGCATATTCGTTGCAAGCTACCTCGGCCCAGATTTCGAGAAGGCCCGTACTGAGTTTATTAACAATAAGGCAGCTAGCGATGTCCTTGCATCTGAAAGTATAGTAAAAAACTTCGGCGATCTTGCTACCACCCTAGAGGGTAAGACAATGCTGCGCCGTGCAGGGCTATTAATTGACAGCGCCGGCAAAGCGGAGCTAGCGGCACTATCTAATCTTGATCCCGATATCGCAGAATCAATCCTTACGAAAATCAACAATACACGCCTCGGCATCGAGGATACGGGTGAGTCGCTTACCGCCCTCTATAAAAAGGCGAGTCAGATAGACCCCAGCTTTGAGCCATCTGGTCTGGGATTTAATCAGCGAGTACTGCAAAGCCTAGACGCCATGGGCGCAGAGCCAGAACTACGCGTAGTCGTCCAGCGTGTACAAGATCACATGGATGGGCTGGTGGTAGATGAGCTGAAAGACGGCCTAAACTACACGCCGCTCGATGCGTATATTCCACATACCTACGTCAATAAGAAAACGATTGACCCGATCACCAGACAGCTCTCAGCATCCGGCCCGGTCAATAGTGGCTTCCTTAAATCCCGTAAATACAACACGGTCAACGAAGCCCTCGGCGCCTCCGGTTTAGTAGCGGATACGAACATCCTCAACCTTCTAGCCACGCGTACACGCATGTCACTTATCAAGCGCGGAGAGGCAGCTTTCGCCCGTCGCTCCTTCGTTCAAGGGGGCATGAGCACAGAGCAGCTTTCAGTACTAGCTAACTCCGCCCTTAAGGGAGATGAGGGTGCTAGCCGCCTATTAACAGGTAAGGGCTTTCAACTTCCCTCCGCCGCCACACTGGATGACAACTCCGTGCGGAACCTATTGGGCGTAATGCAAGGCCCCTTTAAGGACTTCAACCCCAAGCACCTTGAGTCTATGGGCATGAGCGCACAGGAAGCTGGCCGCGTCGCGCTCGATCTCAACTCCGGGGCAATCAGTGATATGGCTTCTTATGTACGAAATATTCACGCTAATATGTTTGCCATGGGCTCTCGCCCGCGAGATCTTGGTGTGCCACAAAGCATCCTTGGTGAGATTGCTGATAAGGTCAAAATGCCAGGTTCAACCAAGGAAGTCTACTTACCCAAGGAATTAGCCCGCGCCGTTAGGGAAACTCTAGGTGGCCGCGATTTTCTTAAGAACGCCGCAGGTAAAAGCGAAATTAGCCAACGCCTATTGAATGTCTCCGACACCGCCGTGGGTTGGTTTAAGCGTATGAACACGCTACCATGGGCGGCTTATTGGTCCCAGAATCTCATCGGCGATCAACTCTTTAAATTGATGGATGGCGGCATAGTCGCAGCCAGCCCTGGATATCTACAAAAAACTCACGGCATTCTATCAGGCCGCTCTGCTATTAAAACCCCCTACGGCGTCATCACTCCCGATGTATTTACAAAGGCGCTGAAGCAGGGAGGCATTACGTTCGGCGCCCGTGACTTACGTGGTGTCCTGGATAACTTCGACGCAATGGATGTCGAGCGCGCCATGACGCAAAAAGGCGGCATCGTTGCCCGCGCCAGAGAAGCCGCTAAGACTGGGCGTAATGCGATGGAGTCCGTTGTCGAGGGTGTTAAAGCTGCACAGGAAGGCATGCAGTTCGCTTTCGGCGACATGATGCGTGTTAGCCATATCGTACACCGCCTGGAGCGCGGAGATACTATATCAGAGGCGATACGGTTAGGACAGGATGCGATGCTCAACTACCGCACCCTATCATCAGTAGAGCAATCCCTCTTCCGTAGATTTTTTATGTTTTATGGATTTTTGGGCCAGGGCACTAAGCGTATGGTAGGAGCACTAGCCCAACGACCCGGCGATTTTGCATTACAGATCAAGGCAGCGCGTGGGGCGGCTGAGCTATTCTCAGCACCCGATGCCGCGCCGTCGGCAGACCAGGTAGATCTCAACCTATTAAAATCCGCAGCATCGGCAGAGCAGGTTTCCTTCCTCATTGGTAAGGACAAAACGGGTCGATCAATAGTGGGCCGTGGTTTCGGTCTACCCGTTAATACCGTGCTCGGCACCTTCGATATTCAAATGCCGCGCAACCTCAAATTAGGGGAGGTGATAGACGCCACCGTGGACAGTACGGCTCGCACATTCCAGAAGGCACTGGCTGCCAGTTCCACGCCAATCGCCAAAGCGGCAGAACTTATCTCCGGCAAGAATTTATATTTCAATAAACCCCTAGACTCGGCGTTCCTCCGCAAGTGGCCATCGTTTGAAGCGGCGGCACGAAGCGTTCAGGACTATCCGGGCGGTAGTATTCCAGCCGTAGCTTTCAAGGCATACAACAAAACCGTGCAGGGTATTCTTGGCGGCGTGGCAGATGGTCAGGGCAATTTCATTGTACCGACCAGGACGCATTGGATGCTCACCTCGTTCATCCCAGGCTTTAGTCGTCTACTCTCCACCGCAGCATCGGCTAATAATGCCCAGCTACCAACTGGAGTGCGCGCACTACGCGGCCTCACCGGCATACGCCCCGAGCCCTTTAATATTGAGCAGGGATACCTACGTACCGTCAAGGACGGCCTAGATCAAACTGCCCGAGACCAGAGCGCCAACCTACGCAGGGAGGCCCTCGAATAGTGTATCCTGAATGTTTCCAACCCTATAGGAGTGTATGGCACATCTAGTAGCACGGCCCCCGGCCTGTCTTTTTAGTCTAACTCATCCCGCTCGGTGGGTTGACCCCTATGCTACGGGCGCGGGTGAGGAGCGGCTGATATTGTCGCCCTATGAGATCACGGCGCGTGGCAGGCGGGACGACCGTTATGCACGATGGATGTCGTCATTCCCCGGTGTGCGTCCTCCTCGGAAACACCTCTTTCAAGCGGTGCGCGTCCTGCGCTTCAAGTACGCCGAATCCGGGAAGCGAGACTGGTGGGAGCATTTTCAGGATGCGGCCTTGCGAGTCTACGTCCAGCCGCTAACAGCCTTCGACGATAAGCTCCAGCAGCACATACAGTTCTATATGCTGTGCTACGAGGACGCCGAGTTGGTGAACCGATTCTTCCTAGAGAAGGCAGGGACGATGATCGAGCCCCGCAATCCTATTACCGAAACACACGTATCAGATGATAAGCGCCTGCGTAAAATGAGAGTTATTCCAGTTGAGTGTTGTCAACACGAACGGCATAACACCACAGCGGGCAAACTCCCGGACTTGTTATAATATGGGCACCCAAGATTCGATTAACCTACGTACCGCCACAGAGCTAGCCACGCTATCAGAACAGGTCAGCGCGCTAGAACTTATTCAACGTGCCCATGGACATAAGATCGAGGGCATTATGGAGAATCTGACCGCTCTCGTGCATGAGATGAAACTGATCCGCATCGTCCTATGGGCTATCCTGGCCGTCCTCTCTACTCAAATCCCCTTTATCGAGAAACTCGCCTCTCGCTTAATATAGGTCAATATGTACGGTGCTATCATCAACGATATGGCCATACGGCACGAGTTACCCCCGCCCATTGTAGCTGCCGTTATACTGCAAGAAAGCGGCGGCAATAGTGGGGCTATTCGATATGAGCCCGTGTTTTTCGATATGTACGTCAAGGATAAGCGCCGTAGCGATCTAGCGGGATGGGTCCCCGATATGAACAGCACCCCCTCGCTATGGACCGAGAAAATAGGACGCTCCCATTCCTGGGGCCTCATGCAAGTTATGGGCGATACTGCCCGCTGGTGTGGTCGCCTCGTTCCTAGGAGCCAGGACCCCCTAGACCCCGCCCGGTATTTCACTGCTTTATGCATGCCGGAAATTGGCATTGATATCGGGTGCCGAGTATTAGCCTTCTATCTCGCGAAAGAGTCGACTGGTGATACTGACACCAGGATGCGCAGGGCCCTCAGCCGTTACAACTCAGGCACACCTAATTCCCTGCGTGGGTTAGCATACGCCGCCAAAGTTCTCGCTCACGTTTCTAGTCGACGATATTTAAAGATGATGGAATAACATACATGGACATGCATGCAATTAGGGCGCTCCTACAGCGCATCGCGGCGGAACAATCCGCGCAGGAGATGGGCCTCGATATCGGACAGTCGGGCTCCGGTCCAGGTAGTCAGATTCTGCCAGGCATGGGCGGCCAGCTAGCCAACTCCTCAGAGTCTATTATGGATAGCCAAGACCCACAGGGCGAACTGGAGCTGTTGCTACAGAATCCAAATGCCGCAATGGATGATCAGCAGTTTCTAACCGATGGCGCTAATAGCGGCATGGATATCCAGTCACTCATGCGTATGCTCAAAGGAAGATAACATGTTCAGATTGGCCCTATGTCTAACCGCCGCACTTTTCGCCAGCAACGCACATGCGCGACCATACACCGGCCTAGCGCTCATCCCTCTGGCAGCACCATCCTTTCCCAAGGAGAAAGCACTTGAAGTCCTCAAAGCCTCCCCCCGGCCAACATTTGCGTTCGTTAACGCGGCTTTTGGAAATAGTCCGAAAAATATACATTGGCTTATCGACGGTCTGGTTAGTGACCCGCTGGTTAATGCTACTCCCCTTCGCGTTTCTTTTTATCTTTCTTGTGGACCTTGTAGGCCCCCACGCAGAACGGGACCCTTGGCGCTCGCCAGGTTCAGACCGGACCTCTCGATTGTTCAGCTTAATGGGTTATTGGAAAGACAAGATCGGAAAGTAATGTCCGACTGGCGCCGATGGGTAAAGCGTGCCCGCGCTCGGTTCATTGACCCTCGCCCCAATGTAGAGTGGCGTATCTTTGTTGAGCTAGAGGACAACCTCACCGACAAGGCATATCGCGTTATGCTTGCATCCGCTCGCAAATCCCTCAAGGGTTTGCCCATGCTGCACTTTGCGCGCAACCGTTTCGGCGCACCATCTAGCGCTACGGGTCGACCGATTGAGGTACATACCTATGGCATTACGGATCAACTCCGCCGAGGCGATGCGATCAATGGCGACGGCGAAACTCGCGATCCCACTCAGCGAGAATATGACCAGATGTCGCAGGTCGACTTCCTCCTGTGGCGAGCAGAATGGCAAATGCCCAATACCCCACTCAGAGATAGGGTATACCGAATGACCGATATTAAATGTTTAAAGCGGGCAATGCGCCGCAAGGCTTGTTAAGGATTATATATATGAAGAAACTATTAGCGGCTGCGGACGCAGCAATGAAGAGAATTCCTGGTGATGGCAAGAAGACTTTAATTGGAGCCGTGCTCACCCTTGCCCTGCACCTCCTACCGGCCCCTTTCGCAGCCCTCATTCCGTTTGAGGCTCTAGTTGAACTACTAGCGCAGCTATTGCTAGCGGGTGGTTTGGCACATAAGGGAGTCAAGTTAGGCCGTGCAGTAATAGAGGCTCGGGAGAGTGATTAGTTTTATACTCTCCATGCTCCTGGGTGTCGCTCAAGCCGAGCCGCCCAGAGCATCCAATATCGCCGTGGGCGTCGTGTGTGATCCTAGGTTAGATTGCAAGAAATTAACATCGGTCTGGCTCGCAGGTGCCGCCATGTTTACTGGTGATCTAGCTAGTCATGGCATGACGCTCAAATTCGACACCTACGCCATCTTATCTCCAGGGGAGTATACACAGGAACAGGTGGACGCAATGCGTAATCGCCTGGACATCCTAATCACTTTCGTGCCTAGACTGGCTCCCGGTACGCTGGGACAAGCTAGCGGTATCGGCGTCTTACACGCCAGGCCGGCTGAGATCTTCTTGGCGGTCAACGCCCACGGATCGCGCTATGAACTAGCACAAACCGTTCATCACGAACTTGGGCACATATTCGGGGCCTGGCACACGGATGACGGCGCAATGTTCTGGCAGTCACGGGATCTGTGCATCGGATTCAATGAGGATTCCGTATCCTCCATCCGCGCATACCTGGCATCGATACGTCGGGCCCTAGTATCAGCCGACGATATCATCAAGTAGTATTCTAACTGGCGCTAGAGAGATCCCCTCCAGTCTGGAGTCTAGGTCCTCTAGCGCCTCACGCCACGTATTGCCTCGCGATAACGCCACCCTACCACAAGCCGCGACCTCCGTCATGGCTGCGTCCTTGTAATACACAATTCTCACCTCAAATATATCTACAGTTTTTCCGGCGATTGGTACCTGTCGTACCGTCACGCGCATATCGCTGTATGAGGTTTCGAACTTTTTAACCATAGGGGGGCCTTGTGACATATTATTCCAACTTGGGGCAACAGACAGCTTGGACGGTAACGATCCTTTTGGCGAGGGACCCGGACGTAGATAGCGCGACAACGCCATATACCATATCCCCACTAAACAAAAGCCGATCCCCATTAATATCGCCATGGTCAGCATACGCCGCATGCTCCATTACAAAATGACCCTTCTTGCACTCTAACGCGACCCTCGCTTGACCGACGACTTCTTCTTTGACGACCGCTTGGTAACAGCCTTTGAGAGAGATGGGTCCAGCAATACCCGGATTGCCATTCGGTCCCTGCGGCCCGACAGGTCCAGCTTGCCCGGTGGCACCACTGCTACCAACGGGTCCTGGCTCACCCCGAAGTCCGTCCGATCCGCTCGGTCCTGTGTTGCCATTCGCGCCGGTCGCGCCTTGGGGGCCGGTGGCGCCGGGTATACCCTGCTCTCCAGTCGCTCCACTTTGCCCTGTAGACCCAGTAGCGCCAGCCGGGCCAGTACTACCTTGTGGGCCTCCATCGCCTGTAGCGCCTCTAAGGTCCTCAAGCGCGGAGGGATTGAGAAGAGTGCCTCGCGACTTAAACCCACGGGGACAATTTTTCTCCGCATCAACAAAAACAACCCTCTGAACGCGGCTATCATTGTTTGAATCTTTTTTAGCATTTTTTCCTCCACGAAGCGGGTTGATCTTTTGACACAATCGAGTGGTACCACTTTCGCCAAAGCTGAGTGATGCCGACAACAGGGTCACGGACGATATTAGGGCAGCAGCTAAAACCTTTTGCATATTAACATTTCCCGAAACATAAAGTTACAACGTCAGTTGTATGAGTATACATAAAACCGGCAAAACTTTCACCCTCTCTTTCGTACCGCTGCGTTGGTAACGAACCATCCGGGCTGGGATACTCTATCGCCTGTCTCAGTTCATCTTGGTCCAGTTCTCCCTGCTTACCATCCAAAAACATGCCCCTGTCTACCTGCATCATGCGGGCTTTGGTAACAAACGCGTAGCTGATAGTGCTAAAACTATGACTATCTAGTAAGCGTTCTTCTGGTCCCTGCGACCATGTATATATTGTCTCATTCATTTGCCAGTACTCCCAAAACCTTTATCGTTTCTTACTGTTTGCCCTAGCGCTTCGCGGGCCACCTGTTCGCCGTGCCGTGCGTCGAGGTGCGGTACTATAATCATCTGCGCCACCCTGTCACCAGGTTCGACTACCAGCGGCGCGTTGCCATAGTTACCCAAAATCACAACGATCTCCCCTCTGTATGACGAGTCTATCACACCCGCGTGGGCGTAGCATCGCTTCACGGATAGGCTAGACCTTTCTTTAATTATCCCCACAAAACCACTAGGTACGGCGGCGTATATGCCTGTCTTAATTTGCCCCTGCTTGCCGGGCAATATAATAATCTGCTCCGCCGCCGCTAGATCCCAACCTGCGTCCCCGGCCCTTGGAGGTAGGAGGGGGCCGTGCCACTTGAACTTCTTCCTTGTCATTCAATATGCCCTTATTGTAGCGCCTGGTAGCGATGGCACGAATCTTTTGCATATAGCGAAAGTGCGCGCTCTTAAACGCTGAGTAGCCAATCCCATACTCCCTAGCCAAGTCTATAAATCGTTCACCATCAATAGCGCGCTGCATCGCCTCGCTGCATCCCGTCATGCGTAGTGCGTTAGTGACACACGCCGCCATCCTGCGCGTATCAACATCTACCTCGGCGCTGCGGTTGGTAACCAACATGTCCCGCCCGGTCTCGTCGCCCACTAGCGCATCGAGATTTTCCGGCGCGCCAGAGACACGGTTGACCACCTCGCCTTCGAGACGTCCACGGCGTCCAATCTCCCTAGCCGCATTATATGCCACCGTCATCGCCCATCCCCGGCGCTTACCAGGGTCTCGGCATTGGTCCCAATGCTGCACGATGGAGATCCATGCCGCCTGTACTGCGTCATACGCATCGTCGGTACGCCCTCCCAAAACGCGGTTCGCCAAACCCCGCATGTCACTGTTATGACTCATGAAAAACGCTTCGAACTCTTCATTAGTGTATGCCATGACGGACATCATAGCTTCAAAGCCCATCATGTGCAAGCGCTTAATTAGAATCTTCTACTGTCTGCGAAACTATTCCATCGCTTCTTTGCGTTGGGTTGCGAATCCGCCATGTGCGGCAACCGTTACGCACGTCTATGACGCGAACAAAGATCTGCCTAAACTCGCGCCGCAATATCGCTGCATTAAGACTGCGATTTTGATAGACCCAACCGACATCACCAACGCTGCGAAGCGGAAGTTGAGCCAGGCGCACTAAACGATTAGAGCGGCCCTTCGTGAAAATTACCGGGTCGCGCCGTGCGGGGCCATTGTTCAACGCAACCAGCGGCGATGAATTGTGCTCTGCGATTGGCTTCCACAGAAAGCCTAACACTCGCCAGTTCATTTTCTGAGGTACGACGCGCGGGCAATCTTGCGCCAGTGCTAGAGTAGGTGCCAGGAGTGAGAGAGCGAGAAGTTTTTTAAACATATATGCCACTATTGTATCGGTGATTTAACTTGCGGGGAGCCGAATAGTTTCTGGCCAGCCAGGAGGAATAGGGTCTCCAGGTGTGCCTGCCGACCACCATCCTTCCTGGTCTCTAAATAACTTTTATGAAAACCCTTCCACTCCGCAACAAAAGTACGAACCTTGCTCAAGTCTAGGTCTAGGTGGTCAGCAATCCACGCTGCTGTGAACGGTGCGGGCGCGTCGTCGGGATCTGTGTCGAATAGCCAGGCCCTTGCCTCCACCGGGTCCCCAACAACAACCCCCTTGTATCCCGTCGGACAGGCATCTCGTATTGCATGCAGCATAACCGAGCGGAGCAGGGCGAGGTGGCGTTCGTGCATCACGTCCTTCGCCTGAACCATATGCAAGTCCGACACCGGACTGTCGCCCCTGAGGGCCCTCACTCTATTTCTGATTGCTTTAGATGCTGCCATATCTCCATCCGCTAATATGTGCAAGGCGCCGCACTTGACCAGTGACCAGTGATGCGCGTTCGTGCGGAAGGATGCTGCGCTCTTGCCCGTCCACTAATACTACTACCTCATCATTCCTCACCGGCCAAACGTGCATAGGACTCCAGCGCACGGGAACGAATGGTGGAATGTCGGGGCGTAGCGGGCTCTCCTCGTACTCGGCGGGCTTGATGTCCGTGACTTCGCTATTCGGCAGCCGCGCCATAATCGGCCCAGTCACCTTGGCTATTCGCATCAGTAGGGCCTGCAATTCGCACAGGGTGCTAACTGGCAGTGTGATAAATTCAGTATCTCTATTCACGCGCTTCTCCATGTACCGTCCAGCTCAATAGCTCTGCCAATAGCCGCATGCCCGCCGCCTTAGCAGGGAACTCATTACTTTCCGCGCCCTTTGCAGTGGTCGCCGCCAACACCACCGCCGCCGTGAACCCCTCACGATATGCTTGCTGAGCGGCGTCCATGGGCGTCTTCCCCAGGAAATCGATACCCAAACCCTTAGCCGCCGTGTATTGCGCTACCATTAGATCCAAGGCCGTTGGTGTATTCATATTTTATCTCCAATAATGGGTAACGGTGGAAGACGACCAAAACTTTCCCCCCTGGGCAGATGCGCCTGAACTGCTGCGTCCTTCGCGTAGCCCTGTACAACATTCGCGAGGGCGAACAAGAAGTCGGCCAGCGCTTCATGTGCAGTAGCTTTGTATTGAGCATGTAGTCCCGCCTTGTCCACTAGCGTGACGAACATTGTCACGAATGTTTCGATCCCTATCACCACATGCCCCAGCGTCGCCAGCTCCCGCATGGCTGCGCGGGCAGCGCTAACCGCCTCCATGCTAAATCTTGGATCTGTCATCTTCCCCTCCCTTACGTAGCGTGAGCGCCAGTAACATGAGTAGGCAGGACGCGGCATGGGCCAGGTGGGGCATCTTGGTTTCCAGGTCCAGGTCCTCACCCCTCGCAAATGCGGTAACGTGCCGAAGCGTCGCGCCCAGCAGTCTGCCGTATGCAAAACCCTTCTCCCAGTTACCGGCCCCGTATTTGTCAGCGCCGAAAGTGAGCACCTTCACTATCGAGTCTAAGGCGTCGAAGGGTATCAGGTCATAGCGCGGCTTATCCCCGTCGTGTTTGATCGCGGCGGGTGGCGGTTTCTCGGCGACGTAATTAAGGTCGGATGTGCCATACACTCCTATTGCCATGTGTACTCCTTAGAATTTAAACACGCGTGACAGAGCGATGAACAGGCGCCCCTCCATGAGTATGTCGTGTTTGACATACTTCTCTATCGTCTCTAGCTGCCCCAGTTCGTAGAGATTTTGCACCGCGCCGCCGTCTAGTGTGCGCCCCTCTTCGTCCTTCAGCGTCTCAATGCCGTAGCTCTCCGCCAAGTCCTTCATCCCATACCCCTTGAAATGAAACATCAGATCAATAGGATCCCATTTACCTTGCGGGCAATTCAAACTCAAGTCCGCTGCGTTGAGTGCGTGTGATAGGATCGGCAGGTCGAACCCCATGATGTTGTAGCCGACCAGTCGATAGTTATTGATCTCGGCTAAGTAGTCGACCAGAAATTTCATGATTTTGTTAGGATCATCGGACGCCATGCCCTCGATGTTGGTTACCTGATTACCCGTAATCAATCCCAGTCCAGCCGCCACAACCCTAGCGCCGCCAACGCGGAATTTATGACGCTCGGCTAGCCCCTCTATAAATTCCTGCTTATGCTTCGCGATCTTTTCCGGGTCTTTATAATTGGACGGTGGGCGATATTCATCTTCCGCTTTTTTGAGATGGGCCTGCGAGATGTTGACCGGAATGGTTTCTAGATCGAAAACTACACTGGTTTGTGAGGGACGGTTGTATGCCACGGTAAATCCTGGTTGAGAGTAGACATCTTTTCTTTAAGACGTGTTGCTCGCAAATTCGACGCATTATTTCGCACAGCAATCTGCAATGCGTGAGTCGATCCGATAATTAATAGCAATCTTTTAGCTCGCGTAACTGCCGTGTAGATTAAATTGCGCGTGAGTAACGGACCGTGACTATCATCCACCACCAGGATGACGCACTCCATCTCCAGCCCTTGCGCCCTGTGTACTGACATCGCAAATGCTAGCGATAGCTGCCGGGCGTTGTGTGGCGAATAGCTAATGATGCGCCCGTCCCATAGCCGCACCACCAATCCACCAACGGCCTCATTCACTGATTCCACGGTACCCATGTCGCCGTTGAACACCCCCTTGGTATCTATCATGTAGTTATTGACGCGCTGACACACCATGTCACCCTTGCGAGCGACGCCGTCATGTATGCTGACTCCGGCTGCGGTGCTTGGATTAAGTTTTTGCTGTAGTGCTATGTTTAGTTTGACCACGCCGAGCGGTCCAACATTGGTGGGCGCTATCACCACCACCGAATCGGGCCGCACCTTCAACTGTGCAGGGAGCCGGCTTGCGTAATGGAGTACGTGCACCAACGCCTCGGCCTGAGTGGCCGCCGGTAGCATGACGACATCACTACTACCGTCGCCGGGCAGTGATAGGGCGGAGACCGTGCCTTGATTAATGTCAGCCGCTAGTTTGCTGATACCGGAACCCTCGCCCTGCCGGAATATGCGGGTCAAGTACGAAACGCCAACGGGGCCGGATTCGATGAGGTCCGCGAAGACTCGGCCTGGCCCGACCGACGGTAGTTGATCCTTGTCGCCAACCAACACTAGCACTGCGTAGCGGGGTATGCCCTTCACAAGTGCGGCGCCTAGGTGGACATCGAGCATCGACGCCTCATCTATAATGAACACGTCCGCCGGAACAGGATCATATTCGTTGTGCAAAAAACCATCCTTCGTCCACCTTAACAGGCGATGTATTGTGGATGCCTCCATATTACATACCTGCCCCATGCGCTGCGCGGCTCTTCCCGTAGGCGCAGCTAGGACGACACGCTTACCGAGCTTGCGGAACGCTTGTGCAATAGAGTTGACCATATAGGTCTTGCCGGAGCCGGGGCCGCCCGTAATGATGTAGGTGCCAATCTGGGGTATCTGGGTCATTGCCTCGTATTGCTCATCCGACAGGGTGCTGTACGTCTTGCGATGCGCGGGTGATGATTGAAAGGCGCGGGCCTGTGAGTCGTCGACCGTCACATGGTTAGCTATGGCCAGCTCTGCGGCGAGTGTGTCGCGCTTTGATGCTAGTGTGCCCTCAATACATATACGCTCATCGGGGTCCTGGTGGCCTAGTGGAACCTCGACGTATGTGTCGCCCTGGCGCTCCGCCTGGAGTATGATGCTATATAAGTCAGCCATGCTACTCTCGCCACTCCTCAACGATGGCGACCTCCTGAGATATTCCCAGGCGCACACCTTCTGTTACCATAGACGCGGTACGAAACCTAACCATATGATGATTAGCATCGATAGAATAGCGCGCCTCTTTTGCCGATACGTGCAGTGAGTGCAGTAGATTGTCCGGCCCGATAATCGCGTATGCTAGATTATAATTAGAGAGAGGGGCGCGGCCATAGATATCGTGATGCCAGGGCGGGCGGGTCAGCGTGACTAGCGATTCGACGTAGCGACGAGCGCGGGGGCTCATGTCGCAATACCAGAGCCGGCATGCGCCGCGATGCTTAGAGCAAAACTCCACCGCCGCTGCATGGTCACCGAGTACGCACAACGGAGTTACGTGCCCCTGCTTGCCGCATGTAGACCACTCTGACACTGGTATGTAAAATCTACTTCGCACATGTATCCAGACCTTCGGCCTTTAGGAGGTCCTTGTAATATATCTGGTTGACATGACTGCCTGGGATGCCGTTGCTCATTAGCGTTATACAGCGGTACAGAAACTCGCGGCGGTCATCATCGCTGAATACCGTGTATGAACTCCAATGCGTGGTAGTTCCAGACCCGCTGGCCTCCGTGTGCTCCCCAATGTCGCATAACCTACGGGCCGCTCGCTTCTCTGGTATGTGCTTCATGAATCAATCTCCCCCTTCACTGGACTTAGCCCTTCTTCTTCTAGGAACCTCTGGTAGTACGTATCCTCGCAAGGGTGATACTGGGAGCACATGCTCATTAGCTCCACGCACCGCCGCAGAAACTCACGACGATCCTCGTCGAAGAATGTCGTGTAAGCGGGATAGTGTATCGTGTTACCAAAACTGTTGCGGTCGTTGCGGGCCATCGTGCGCTTCCCAATCTTGCTGAGCTGACGAGGCGCCCTCTTCTTTTGTGGTGGATTCATTAGTCGGTCCCCCCTTTCACCTTCAGAGGCAGGTCAAAGTCACAGGCATAGTGCTCCCTCTCATACTCTTCGACTATGTGCGCCAGCGAGCCCAGCCGTATGCCCTCGGCGGACTCGGGCGCGGGCTCGGGCTCAAGGGCTACAAGTCGCCTAGCCTCGGTGCGCGCTGAGTTATACTCCTCTGTCCTTGTGAGGGATTCGTTGAGCAATTGCTCCTTATACCATTCCGCCAGGCCGGCCACGACGCCACGGGATATACGCTTCCATGCTTCGTTGAATAGCACTGCTTTAATCTCGTCGCCCGCCTCTATTTCTATGTCGTTCATAACGTCTCGCATGAGAAACCCAATGTCTTGGGGCGAATCAGATAGCGTACCTAGTTCTCGGGCCCTCATAACCGCCTTTTGCCACCGTGCCGGGGTACGATACGCAGCGATGAGACGGTCGTTTAGGTCTCCGCGATTCGGATTTTCCTCCCGCCAGCTATGGGCGTGTACCTCCTTGAACGCCTCGCTAACGAACTTAGCACGAAGCACCGTTCCGTCGGGACCAAACATGGCGTAGTTCTTCACTACCACGCCCTCGATCTTTTGCGAGCCGAGGATGCTAGTTCGCTCTAGGTATTCACGGAGCTGCGTAACATCTTCCAGGACGCCATGATGCAGGAGGGGCACCGTTTCCATGCCGAGCCGCCTGAACTCCTCCGCCTTAACTACTGGGTCTAGGTACACTTCCTGCGCGGTATTGATATCGAAGCCAATTATATGCCGCACCGGAATCCGGTCATACGCCAGTGCGTTGTGCTTAGCGCGCCGTAGATATTCGCCGCGATATGTCCAGCCGGGGCGCAGTAGGGACCTTACTTGCTGCGCCGCATCAACCGCCGCCTGAAACATTTTATCCGGCGCCATGACGTGTAGCTCCACCCCCTTGCTTCGGCATCGCAGCTCGCCATCGAAAATACCGAATGAGAATTGTGAGCCGTCAATCTTTTCTTCTATAATCACAGGGCCCTGGAAAATGTCCTGGACGATCTTGTGGCCGACCGGATGTAACTTGCCATACTGGTGCCAGCTTGTGCTGATTGCTTGTTTCATTTACTGTTCCCCCTGTTTATACGCCGGCACCGACATAGCAAGCTCCCACCTCCTGATCGTCCGGCGCTGATGCGTAAATCGCAGGTGTTGATAGGGGCGGAGTAGGCTCACCACCAATCGCATGCGCCGCTCGATCTGATGCACCGCATCGTCCTCATCCTTCTGCCCCCCAGCAAACGAGATACTAAGGCCCAGGAAGGCCACCGAGGCCGCGAGGTCGTCACACCTGGCTTGTATCTCCGCCGCTAATAGTACCCTACGCATCTCCCAGGCCGAGCGCCGAGTTTGTCGTTTCTTTTTTGCGTCCATAATACTCCAGTGTGTTAGTGGTCCCTAGAAATCGATGTCATCATCCGCGAACGAGGCCGGCAAATCCTCCGCGGCGGGTCCGGGCGGAGTGATCTCGGCAACCTTAACCACAGGCGGTGGCTTGATTACCGGCTGGGTTTCTTTAGGTACCCAGTTTGCGCTCTTGATGTATGCATCTCTGACCACAATCGCCTTCTCCCCCATCGCTTTACGATTCTCGGGCCGCGAGATTGGCGAGGCGGTTAGGCCCAACGTGTAGAATTTAGATGCTGTGCCGTCCTGATTGGTTTCACCTTTGGGCGTGAGGGTAACAACGAAAGCGTATGCCGGCACTCGCTTCTCGCCAAGCATCTTGCGAAACTCCTGATACTCCGACACGCCCTTTTTCTGCGAGTCTGATATCGAACGTCCGCCGATGTCCATCTTGAATACACGCTCACGCTTGATATCCCACATCACCAGCGTGATGCCCGGCTTACATGGTCCAGCCTGGCCCGTATCTTCGTTGTATCTAGCCATCGGGCATAGGGGAATAAAACCTCCGGTCTTAGTCTTGATGGCGCAGAAACTCAGCTTGCCCTGCCCGTCAACTAGCTGCGCGACACGCTCATCTATTTTAGCTTTATCCATGCCGCGAAAGTTAGAGAGGACAGCCGCCACGCCCTGTGTGTCCAGCTTCCGGCACGGTGGCGCCACAATTTTTGGTGCTGCCTGCTCACCGTTGAACGACTGACACGCGATCTCACCCTTCGAGCCCTTCTTGAATGTGCGTGTGTCGGACGCATACAGAATCACGCCCTTCAGCTCTGGCACTTTCTCTTCCTCCCATACGCCAGTGCCCTCATTGAATGTGGACAGCTTGAAGCCTGGCATAGGTAGCGCCGGGCCATCGGGCGTAGGATTCATGAGCTTGTAATGAGGTCGACGCGGAAACTGCTTCTTGCCTCCACCCGTAGGTCCCGAGAACGCCGGGTCCGAGTCCTCCCTCGCTATCTCCTGAATTGCCGCTAGGTCTTCCGCTGAAAATTGTAGTGCCATGATGTTGTCCTTTTATACTTGCCGTAATTTTAATATCCTGGTAGAGTCTACAGTATGACGTCGCGCATTGACAAAGCCAAGATGGATACTAACTTGCCCGACCTCATTGGTCAAGAAGTTTCACTACGTTGGAACGGTCGTTCGCACGTCGGCCTGTGTCCGTTCCACGCAGAAACCTCCCCGTCGTTTAATGTTAGGGAACAGCGTTATCATTGCTTCGGCTGTGGGGCCAAGGGCGACGCGCTAGACTGGTGCCGCAATAAGCTTGGCATGTCCTTCGCCGAAGCGCTCAACTTCCTTGCCGGTGAAGAAGCCAGGCAGGAGTTTAACGTCGGGGGATTCATAGGTGACCCTGGGGATTTTGAGCTGCGACGAACTAAGTGCCGAGAGCATCTGACTGGTAGCACTCTGGTCCGCGCCATCCTGGAACCACGCATCCCGAAGGAGCTACGTAAATACGTGCACATTAGTGTCGGCACGGTTCCCGATATCGACGAACTAGAATTAATATCCGGCATGTACCGCCTCAGTGGCGACACGCTTGGGCAATACGAGGCATTGCGTATATGGGAGGATCTAATAACACAGCGTTGGATTCCGTACTAGTCAGAATGGCCGAGGCAAGTCGCCCCTTTGCCCTGAAAAACATCCGGGACGGGTGGCCGCAGTTGAATAACCTACGTTTTGCTTATAAGGTGGCGCGTGATAGTTATCCAGACCTAGCGCAGCGCCTTATACATGCCAAAGACGCGCTCAAGTTCGAGCCCAACACCGCTAACGGTCGCGTGTTGTTCGCGGTGTGGAAGGAGATTTGTCGGCGTGTAAGAGAGGAGAGAACGTAATGGGTCGGTTTTCGCGAGAGAAGGGCAAGCGCGGTGAGCGCGAGGCAGCCGAGCTACTCACTCAGTGGGGCCTAGAGGCGCGCCGGGCAGTGCAGTATGCAGGCAGTCCAGAGGGTGGCGCGAGCGACCTGGTTGTAGCGGGCCTACCCCAACTGCGTATTGAAGTTAAACGGACGGAAACTTCGCTGATTCACCCCTGGCTAGCCCAGCTCAAACTTGATTCAGTCGGCGCGGATGCTGTCAATGTCATCATGCACAAGCGCAACGGTGGTGAGTGGATAGGTATTATGCCCGCATCCAGCCTAGAGATACTACTGCGAGCGTATCAGTGTATGGTCCGTGGACGTGCGGTATGACGTCAAGGCGCGAGGCGCGGGCAAGATCGGCACGTAGTAAGCTGAGGAAACAAGCCGCCGGGCGGTGTTATAGGTGCGGCGGTCGGCCTCCGTGCGTACCTAAAGGCAGGTGTAGAACGTGTATTCTACGCACCGCAGCCGTTAGGCATCGCGCATCGCTCCCCGTTGTTATCGCAGCGTGGCGCAAGCACAAGGGTAGGTGTGCATATAGCGGAGTGCGGATTAGGTTGGGCGTCAACGCGTCGTTGGAGCATGTGTTGCCGCGAATGGACGGGGGCGACTCTGGTGTGGATAATATCGTGTGGGTAGATAACCGCGTTAATAATGCCAAGCATTGTATGCCCATTACTGAGTTTGTCGTTATGTGCCGCAACGTCTTGACCCACTTTGGATATACTGTAACAAGGGAGAACCTATGAGCAAATTAGAATTTACGCCGCAGATACGTGTTATCGAAGTACCCGGCGACGTGAGTAATGCCAACATCAGCGCCTACGTCAACCGCACGGTCACGCGCACCCTAGCCGACGTGCCTAACTTGTTTGGCCGCTCACCAGCCCGACTGGAGACCTTGACCGAACGTCTATTCGTTCTACACTTTCAATCGTCAACCGGAGACAACGAAAATGCCACCGAACTCAGAACTACCCCCGCAGCGGCGGTGGACGTTGCAAGAAGCGGAGATAGTACGGGCAAACAAAATGCCGGTGCCACGGGGCATGCACGTCCAGCTCGCTCGCGATAACAAGCCCGAGTTTCCGGCCAGTTGGCGAGTCTGCGGGACCTTCTATACCCGGCCCGACTATCTATGGGTTGCGTATATTGAAACCAAGGGCGGTATGCTAACCGGCAACATGCGCCGTATGTACTGGCCCCGGATACACTCCCGCGAAACGCTCGAATGGAAAGCGGCGTGGGGTTTCCGCGTCCGCGCTGAGCACATGGCAGGGTGGCAGTTGGGCCTCCAGGCTCTGGAGCGCGTCTGGCGGCACGGGTTGGAGGAGGAGGCTATCGGTACCGTGCTACACGTACTGAAGTGGGGCAACGCGGAAGTCGGTTTCGCTTGCGAGCGTCCATGGGCCGGCATTACCTGCTACACCATGCGCCGGACCTTCAAGAACGGTGGGGCGCCACTCACCATGAAGTTCACAGCCGATAGGGCCTCGGGACTCTTCGCGTTATGGGATGAGCTTATGAAGGCGCTGGACAGCCACGGCTATGACAAGCCCATCATCTCTGATAACACTAAATACTCAACGATGAGCGGTGTATATGACGACTAGGCAGGATCAGTTAGATAAGTTCGTGAAAGCCATCCGCGTCACGCAAAGCGTGAACTTCCCCAAACTGGCCAAGGATGTGGGGCTGTCCTTTACGAGCGACATACTGCCAGCGCTACGCGGTACGGGTCCGCTCCGGGCGCAGGTACAGGAGGTGCTTATCGAGATTAAATACGAACTGCTCAATAATAGCCTGGAAATGGCGAAGGCCGGGAAGTCCAAGTACGGGACAAGCCCCGACGCTGCCGCGATTAAGGCGATGATCGGGCATATAGATTCCGGCGTTCTATTAGGCGGGGACTCTGAAGATCATGCGAATGGGGCCGACATCTCTAATCACCTAGATAGACTAGGGCTAGCCACCAAGGTTCAATCATAGTCCACGGCGCGAGTCACAAACCTACGCCTGTCATACCGTGCGACCATCTCCTGATTGGAATGTCCCGTCACGCGTTGCACCTCAGCGTATGACCATCCCGCCACTAGGCACCGAGTCACGAACGTGGCGCGAGCGCAATGTGGGCCAAGATTGCCCAGCCCAAGGCTAACTGCCCGCTCCCTAAACTTACTCGATAACCTTTGCGGCCCCACTCTGAAGAGCGAGCCCGTGCGGTCATGGATGTACGCCTCTACAATGGGTTGAATTTTCATCGGTATTAATAGCTCCCTATACTTACCATCTTTGGGCGCTGTAAGTCGCACGGCAAGGCGACCGCCGTCCACTCTGAAGATGTCCCTACGCGCAAGCTTGGCTACCTCTGACCTACGTAGCCCCAGGTAGAAAAGCAGGGACCAAGCACAGCGCCATCTCAGTATGGGCTCTTCCATAAACCTGCGCACCTCCGCGTCAGACAGGGCGCGAGTAGGCGATACTAGATTGTTCGGATTGGGGCGCTTGATGCCATGGTCAACTGGCGTACCACAATACCGCAAGTAGCTTTCCACTGCCGAGAGATATAGGTTGCGAGTCGACGCCGATAACTCTGAAAGCGTAGAAAACCATCCGCGTATGCCCCTTGCGTTGAGCGGTGCGTTGGAATTGGCCCACGAGTCCAGGGCTACGCGATATGCGCGCCTAGTGCTTGGTGCCTTGTCTATAAAGAAGTCGTCCAAGTCGCTAATCATGCAAGAGTCCTATATAGAAAGAGTACTCCAAGGGCTTGGCCTTGATGGCGTCACAGTCGCGTATATAGCGAAGGTAGTCGCCGAGCTTCGCATGCACGGCCCGTATGCCAGGGCCATCGACCGTCAGGGCATGTGCACCCGTTGCCGTCGCGGCCCCAGCTAGAAGCTTAGCAGTCCGAAGGTGCTCCACTCTGAACAAGTAGTGCCCAGTCGCAACGTGGTCAATAACGTACCTATCTCCGTCCTTCCTGATTGCCAATTGCGCGTTAAACATTTTGCCCTCAACCTGGGTATCGGGCTGATTGTCAATGTTTTTAATATAATACGACTCTACCCGATTCTTGCTCATTGTACTCCCTTGTTACCCGCTGAATGACGTGTCACCTCGGCCCGCACCGCATCGAATACCCGTTGCATCTCTGAATATGTATTCACATTTTCGTCCAGGCTCCAGGCTAGATACGCCCTACGGGCCGCTGCAACAAGTGCGACCATCGCCTTCACTGTTGCCGTGCTCGTCTCCTGATTCCAGGCAACGCCCCAAACCTCATACTCAGCCCTTTGCGCGTTTAGCCATGTTAGATGCGCCTCCGCCTCCGCCTCGTGAAATTGCCCCTCGTGCGCCTCGGGTGGGCGTAACAAATCGTGAAAAGCCTCGGTCGACCTTCGCCAGGCCGCTCCTGCCCGCCGGGCATGCTCAATGGCCTCCGCTATTTTGTTCATCTCGGTTTGCTTCATAGCTTATCGTCCTTATCAAATAGTTATACTGAGTTACCATTCTGTGTCCTCTTCCTCGTCTTCCTCGGGCCCCTTCCACGCGAGTCGCACAGCGTCAACCCTTGCCCACGCGTCATCCGTGAGGTCTCCCGCTACCCACGCGGCAGCCCGCAAATTCTCGACCACTTGAAGCTCCTCCGCTGTAGCCCCGAGCGAGTCTGCCCAAGATTGGCGCGCGAAGGCTACCCAACCGGCGCGTTCCGCGACTTTTTGTAGCGAGAGGGCCTCGGCGATTGCTTCTCTCCATTCTGCTTCTGTACCCATAACTCGTTCCCCTTCTTGTTTCATAGCTTGCTATCCTTATCAAATAATTGCGTCCACATGTCTTCGTCGGCCTCTATTATAGATATGAGGAGCTGTACCTGTATACGCCTCTCACGTAGTCGCACCTGCGCCGAGGGCCAGCTGGAGGATAGGACCTCGGCTTCCGTGGCGCTAGACGATGCCCTATAGGCCGCTATAGCTGCCGACTCATTGGCTGCCCAATGTGCCGCGTTCCGTGCCTCGGCCATCCAGCGCGCCTCGGTCGACCCCCAGGGCTGCAAACTCAGTTCATGCGCCTCTTGCCACGCCTGAAAACCCAGCTCCACTGCCGCATCCAGCTCCAACAATTCTATTTCATCATGCACATACTTAATAACCGCGTCGAGAACCGCGTCGCTACGCACATCATCAGCCAAGCAACGGACTCGCCGGGCACTCTGAACCGCGAACATACGTAAACAGAACGTGGTCACCATCTCGGGGCGCAGTACCGCCCTTAGTCGCAAGTCGGGAGGCATGTGGTCATAGCGTAGCAAATCCAGAACCGTACCTTGCCAGTCTCTTCGTAGAAAAGACGGTACCTGAAGGCCCGGTGTCCATCCGCATACGTCTTGATATGTGAAAGTTTTTATCAATGTACCTCCTCATCCGCCTTGACTGGGCCCGCGTCGATAATGGTGTTACCTTCTAGGGTGTCTAGCGTCAACTCCAGCGCCCAGCCTACCTGATTCAGGTTCTTGACGGACTCTTGCAGGATGTGAATCGTAGGGGCCAGTGAGCCACGAACTGCAACGCTGCCACTCTGATACGCCTCGATTAGCTCAACTAGTCTATAGTTAGCCTCCAGAATGCGCTCAACTGCCCCCTCGACGCTTTCCGGTGTGGCCTTTATCTCTCGACTCATAGTTTCTTCCTTGCAATAGCTGACATGTTAATAGGTGTTTCGACGATAGAAGCCGTACTTGCGCGTATAAACGCCCCCAGGAACGTATCTAGTATATATCCGAAGGGCGCGCCCCTCTCTGAACTGAATACGCCGATGATGAGCATGTTATCATCAAGCATGGGAATCAGTTTCAGCCGTGCAAGGCTTGTAATGTCCACGTCGTCATACGCATAGCCAACGCTAGAATGTTGACGACTCTCGTGTATACTCATCGTGTACTCGCTAATAATTCAGGGAGTGCCCCTCAAGGCACTCTGGAATTACTATACTACGCCTTGAGAGAGTGAGCCTTCATCGTGACCACATCCGTGTATTCGATTATGCCATCAGATGTAGTGAAGGCCACTCCTCGTCGACGCACTGCCAGGCCTTGCGCCTCTTGTTCAGCGCTCCACGCTGATGTCGCATCGAGAATAACCACCTGGTGCAATATGCACGTAGTTTTGACCGTTACGATGAACTGCTTAAGCGTAGATTCGATTGTCATGGCGTACCTCACGTTTAGTTAAACATATTTTGCCGTCACCGCACCAACTAGTTTTGAAGCCATCACCCTTTAGTCTCACGTACTCTGAAAACTCAGAACCACGTAGCACCACGGTGATTAGATACTCCGTGCCCCCTGGAACGGCGCGGTAAATGCGTTCGCTTCTAGTAATCATTCGCCCTCCTTCTTGATAATCGCCATTATAAACGGCGGCTTAGGGTCACCCAGATACATATAGGCATCAGGATTCTCGTCAGACCCTAACATGCTTAGTTCTAGCGCCCTGCCATCGAACGCCATTGCCCGCACGAGTGCGTCAGCCTGTCTGTTAGCGTCTTCGATTGTCTCCGCCATCATCGTTATATGGTTCACAAAACGTGCATCCCTAGCTATCGTAACCTTATACTTCTTCAGCATTGTATCTCCATTATTATATATGAGTAACGTCACAGTCCACTAATCACTTGAGCCTTCGAACAGTTTAATTTGATTCTCATTATTTCGCGCTGAGTGCTCCAATAAAACCGCACGGCACTCTGAAGATAAGCCTAGTTCATCGTCAGTAAAATGCGTATGCGAATTTCGTAGGACTAGGAAAAACTCTTGCGAAATACTCGCAGCGCTGGCAAGAAAAGTAGTAATTCCTTCTAGGGTGAGCCGTAAACCTGAATCAAATAGGCACGTTAGAGTCTCGGCGTCGTCATCCAGCGCCAAAACTACTTGTTGTGGGCTCGACTCCAGGACCTGGACATGTTCCCATAGGTCCCGATATTGCGGCAGTTCCTCGACGTCGAGCCGGGAGATGCCGTGAGTACGTAACAGCGTGTAGAGAATGTCATCGAGTCCGCCAGAGTCAATGTGCGCATCAGCATGATTCGCCTCCAGTTCGCCGAGTAGGTCATCGTCTAGGCAGGGATAACCGCTCAGTGATAGTAGTGCTTCCACAATCTCATCATTGTACCAATCGCCATTCACGAGTATTGAGCCAGCGTTACGAGATAACACCCTTTGCCATTGCGATTGCGAGTGTTTCCTGTGCCTAAGGAGTTGCGCAATGGCGAAATGGTTAGCTTCGTGCACGAACGAGTCTGAGTACTCGTGATAATCGGCCGCATTGATAGCGTACCATCCTGCCCTATCCACTAACTGTGTCAGTAGTCCCGGACGAGCTAGCGCAAGGCTAGCAAACGTATGTTGTGATCCCATGTCTGTACTCCTATTGTTGGTTAGTAATTCAGAGACTACCTCGGTGTGAGTGAGGTAGTCTAGAATGACTATTCTATGAGTTTTCTAACCAATTCTCAAATGCGATATGCGAACGAACAGCTATAGCAAATATGGCGATAACGATAATAATCTCAAACATACGAAGTCCCTTTTAAATAGATTCAAGTTTTAGACGTTCATTGAGCTGATATCCCGGTGGTGGATTGCAATCTCCCCTTGCTATCGCCATCATTGCGACACGGCCAAAGAATCCCTGTAACTGCCAAACGAGTCCGGTATCTATCAATAGCTGTAATGCTTCGATGTAATGAGCATCAGAGTAGATATCTGTACTGCCCTCAACGATTCCAACGGCTGTATAAGTGTTCACGATTACTCCTTTAGATTACTGGTAAAACTACTTGAGCGGCTACGTCGTAGATTGCGCGCTGACGGTGTTCATGCGCCAACGCATACGCGGTTTCTAGTGCCGATTCACTGCCATATCCATGCGTAACTTGCACAGAGATGTCAAACACAAGTGAGCCGGATTCTGCCCAGACGCCAAAGTAGCCAACGATATCGACCCCAATATTATAATGCTGTACACGAGTAAGGTAGTTATTGAATTGCGCCTGTAATATGTGAATGTCAGCTGACGCATCAACTCGTTTCTCGTGTCCGTCTATCCCTATCATGTAGCCTTCCCTTAGCTCGACGAGTTTACCATCCATGTTTATGTTTCCGCCACCGTTGGCGATTATCGTTTTGATTGTCTCAATTGAAACCTTGGCTTCGAGAAAAGATATAAACATATTAGTCAATCTCCTGGGCTTTATTGCCTGATAAATACATATCGTGATTAGATGCAAAGTACTTTAGGGCGTTATCGCGATTTGCGTGAAATGGTAAATACACGTAGACGTTTCTAATGCAACTGAGTTGCAATAACGCTGTATCATATTGATATGATTCGCGAATCAGCTCATACATAGATGAGCACAATCGGCGCAATAATTCCCCTCCCCCTAGAACGACCATTCTACTGTAAATCAGATTGTTAATAACTCATTAATGCATATTGTTTCGTGCATCATTGCAAGGAGTTAGGCATTAACCTGTTGTACATGCTGGCCGGATAGCTAACCTATTGATATCATTGAGGATCCCGTCTACGAGAAGTGCCTACGCTTTTTCCCCGCAGTATAGATATAGATGCCAAGTTAGGAGCTAAATAAAAAACGCCTATAAAAAATGGAAGCTGCCGTGGATAAGTACCCGAAGCTTGCAGGCGCGAGAAGGCTACTGACTTCGAGCGCTTGCAAGAGATGCCGTATAAGCAGGTCGTTTTCCGCAAAGTCACAATTGTGCCATTATTTTAAATGGATGTAATCAGATACTTAACGGACCCTGCGCCAATTTCGCCAGCAAGTCCGCGCTGTTGCAAAACAGCCCGTGCGTCATTGTCATCATCACACCACTTAGGCCATTGACTTCGCTAGGCTTTTTTGTAACTAGCTGGAAACAGAGCACTTGGAAAACCGAATGGTCATTCTACAGATAGGCACCTGAGATCGTTGGGCAAAAAACGCGCCTTTTAAATCTTATATCTTTTTTTCGCTGTCAAGTGCAAACTCCCCCATACCCCCATAGTACGGCGTAATCGCTATCTTGGGGGTAGCGACTAGCAGGAGCTGTACATTAGCTGGTAACCAGCCAGCGTATGTTTCCCTGCTCTCGGTTAGCCAATGGTTGGTTCCCATTGGTACTGATCTTTCTTCTCTCTTCCTTTTATTGGCTCTTAGGTAGGAATATATAAATAGGTATACGTAGTCAATAGACAGAAAACGCAGGCGCGTGTGTCTATCACTTGACAAGCTACGCTAGAACGGTTACTCTGCCATTCCCCCAAGGGACACACACCCCAAACAGGTTATGCTATAACACACGGTCCATCTTCGGGGGTTTATTTTTATTCGCGGGACTACCATGCAAGAAGACGTCGACATGCTCTGCGTTGCTCAATCGAGAGACCCTGGCCCCGTTCGGTTCTCCCAGCCCGTCCCATTCAAGGACCTATTCGAGCAGGTCCAGAACACGCTTACAGTTAAGAAGATCTTTGCGTTTACCAACGACGGGAGTGGTGGTTTTCACCTCCGGGAGGTGGGTAGCCTTCAGCTATCCTTCGTGGCTCTCTCCGAGCAAACACAGCCTCCTGCGCCACTCCCCCCTATCAGCC